GCCCTATATCGGTCTGCACGCTGTCCCGGCGCGTTTCGTCCATGCGCAGCGCCACGCTGTCGAGAACCTTGATGAACGATTCCGGGTTGCCGGTCGAAGAGCCGATGGTACGAATCGCCGCCTGGATATCCTTATCAGACAGGCGCGCGCCTTCCCGAGAGCGGGCCAGAGCAAACGCAAGGTCAGTCACCATGCTCTGCATCACGGCGTTCTCGATGCCAATCTCGCGGAAGGTATCCAGGTAGGCGGTCGGGTCTGTCGAGGCTTCGACTTCAATCCCGGCCAGCTTCGCGAGTCCGATCGCATTGCCGCGCAAATCGGTCGCGAGCTTGGCCAGGGCACCAGGGGCAGACAGCAGTTCGGGCTTTCCCTCGATCTGGGCCTGCAGGCTACGGATGATGCGCAGCCCGCCCTTGGTGGACTTTTCCTGATCCTGCAGTTCCTCAAGGCGTTCCTGGCGCGGGATCGAATAGCCCTTCTCCTGGAACTCTCCGACCGTCATTTCGTCCAGGCCGGCAAGACGGCGCACGGCGTTCGGCACCGGCTGATCCGCTTCGAACTCGCCACGGGCCTCCAGCTTCTTGCGCTCGCCTTCCGCCAAGTCTTCCGGTGTGCGGCCGACAATCGGGCGGGACACTTCCGCCACCTTGTTGGTGCGCAGATTCTTCTGCACCAGCACGCCGTTTTCGTTTTCATAGGGCGCGCTGAATTTGTCAGTCGCCTGATCAAGCACCTTGATTTCGCCCGTGGTGATATTCTTCTGCACCAGATTGCCGTTCACGTCCCTGGTGGGCGGCCCGAACTTGTCCGCTCCAGCGGCCTTCATGGCCGCTTCCTGCTGTATCTCGGGCGTCGTGATGCCATGGTCGAGCAGGATATTCGGGTTGCGCGTCAGGGTGCCAAGCTCTGAATTGGACAGGCGCAATTCCTCGGGAATCACACTGCCGTTCAGTTGGCGCAACTCGCCAAGGCTGACGGCTTTATCCTTCAGGAAGCTATCCGGGATTTTGCCCGCCAACTCGCCCATGACAGTCGCAAGCTTGCTCTGCACGACAGGCAGATTGCGCTCGTCCGTGCTGGAGATCATGCGCTCCATGAAGTTTTCATTGGCCATCAGGTCGCCGATCTTATCCGGGTCGCCGTTTGTCAACTGCGCCACGATGGCCAGGTTTTCATCATCGCCGAACACGTCGAGGAACTGCCGCAAATCGAATTGCTGGCCCTGGGTGCCCAGCAGGATTTCGGAAAAGCCGGGGATCACGGCATCGAACTGCGCCCCGAACTGCTTGGCGAAATTCTCGCGCTGATCATCGGGCAGCCGGTTCATGACTTTCGTCGCCGTGTCGAGCGCTTCGAAGCCCAGCAACGAAGCCTTCATTTCATCGATCCGCTGCGACCTGGCAATCTGCCGTTCCTGGATCAGCCGGTCGCTCGGCAATTCCTGCCCACGCGCGCCAGCCGCGAAGTTCCCCAGCACGACCCCGATGGCCCTCAAGGGATTTTCCTCGAAAAGCGGCTCAGGCTGGGCCGCAGGCTTGGACCGCGAGATCACATTGCCCGCCGTCGTGGCCGTGTCAGTCTCACGCAAGGCATTCGTGGCCGGACGAGACGCCAGGCCCAGGCTGAGAGGGGCTACCATAGGAAAATCTTCCCTATTGCGTTCGTGGGCGGGACAACCGAAGTTTGCACCATGCGTGTCCTTATCGCGTTAACCATCGCGCTAGTCGCTGGCTGCGCCTCGAAGGCGGATATGGAGTCCTGGATAGGGCACCCGGCAGATGACCTGGTGTATGCCCTCGGGCCGCCAGCGCAGGATATGGTTCTCGATGACAGGCGGCGCGTGATGACCTACCAGCACAGCCGCATGCACAACGGAACCACCTACTACTGCACAGCGATTTTCCGCAGCAACGCCGCGGGCCTGGTCTCCAGCGCAGAGATTACTGGCGGCAACATCGGCGGATGCAACCGGTTCTTAGGCTCAATCCCGGCACCCTGATCCATGCGCTTGATACTCATATTGTCCATGACCTTGATGCTGGGCGGCTGCTGGGTCACCAGCACAGAAGCAATCTACGGCGGGCTGGCCCTTGGGCTCGGCTGGATCCTTGTCGACGAGGCAATCGAACACGGCGATCCGGACGATGTCAGCCCGGAAAGCTCACACCGGCTGCCTTCAGAGCCCGCGAGCACCCTGCGCTCCGAGAGCCTGGCCCGACCGCACCCCCGTACCCGCAGTGCTGCGCCCTAGATCGCGCGACAGATCGCCGAGACGAGTCACGCTTCTAAACTCTTTCTTGTTCTGGATATTAGGCGCAATCGTACCGGCGCCGACGACGCCTGGCGTCTCGCCAAAGAAATTGCGCATGATCATTGAAACCACTTTCATGCCCGGCACCGCCCCGATACCCTTCATTATGGTGTAGTCGGAATCCTTAAAACCCAATGTTACCCTGGGGCCAGACGCCCCTGGCCCTGACGCCACCGGAGACCCCGGCCCCACGACAGGCCCCTTGCCGCCGCCCCTGGCCGTCGAGAGCCCAAAGGACGCCCGCCCGGCAGCCCGGTTGAAGGCCGCGAGCCGAGTGCTGGCCTGTGGATTCGGCTTGTCACTGAAGGCCCCGGTACGGCCGAAATCCGCCGTCGTGAAAAAGGCCCTCATCATGTTGCGCGCATAGGCGGCGCCCGGCCCTGGCTGGCTGGTATCCACGACAGGCAGCCCGGTATGCGGGTTGACGAGTCCCTGTGGCCCACCGCCGCGCTCACGGGCATCCCGCCTGGCATTGTCCTCAATGGCCTGGAGGGGTATCAGGCCCTCAGCCGGGCGCTGCTGGTGGCCTAGGCCGGCTTCCTTGATATCTGAGGCTGATGGCATCAGGAGCCCACCCCTATGGCTCCCAGGCCCTCCAGCACGGCACCGCCGGCCGCGAGACCCTGCAGGCCCAGGCTGGCCGGGCTCGGATTGGAGACCTGTGTCTGGCTCCGCGTCCCCGCCAGGCTGCTGATTGTTGCAGGCAGGCCGGCATTGACCCCGGTCGCCAGGCCCAGCCGCAGTGAGCCCTCGGTCTGGCCGAGGCGGAGGCGGTTCTGGAACGCCTGGTCACGCAGCGTGGCAGCGAAGTCCTCTCGGGCGGCCAGCAGTTGCTCCTGGTTCTGCGCCAGCCCCAGCGTGACGCGCTTCTCCTCCAGGGGCAGTGTCAGTTCGGTCAGGGCCGCCTGGGAACGGAGCGAGCTGGAGAGCTGCCCCTTCTGCCGCACCCCCTCGGCCGCGATCTTGCCGCCACGGTCAAGAATCGGGCTGTCGCTGGGCCTCAGGCCCAGGCTCGGGGCCAGTTCCTCTTTCAGGGTCTCGAAGGCCTGCAACTGCGCCCGGTCGATATCGGCATTGCCGGCCTCCAGGGCACCCTCGGTCGCGGCCTTGATGAGCGCCTTCTGCTCCGTGGTCGCGCCACTGCCGGAAAGGATCTGATCAATGGTGAATTGTGCCAGCTCGTCGCGGCCAGCCTCGAAGCCCTTGGTCCTCTCGGCCTGGCGTACCGACTCAGCCCCGAGCGTGTCCAGTGCGGTCTCGCCGCCCTTGACGCCTTCCTCAATAAAGCCGCTCGCCTCTTGGATAGCCTTAAGCTGCTCTTCGCCAATCGAGCCCTGAAGCTTGGTAAGCCGCTTCTCTTCCGCGCTCGGCTGCGATGGCTCGACAACGGTCGTCTCGCTGCCCACGTCGAAGCGGACGCCCCAGCCGAAAACACCGCCATCACGCGGCTTGCCCGGAATCCACATCACAGCCGCCATGCCATTATGTTGCCCTGGCTCATCCTGGTACAGCCCCGCTTCTTCAACAGCCTGTTCATCCGCTTGTTCTTGAACGCCACCATGGCCGTCGCGAATTGCGACCCGCCAGCGCGCAATGTGCTCGTCCCAGAAATGAGCAGCATGCGCGCGGCCTTGCTCTTCAGGTAGTCCGTCAGTTCGGCAGAGACAGCAAGCATCTCAAGCCGGCCAAACGGTTTCGCAGGCGCAACCTGGATACAGCCCACCACTTCGCCATCCTGTACGGCAACGAGCCAATAGGGAGCGATATCGGACCATTCGACATCCTCGACTTCAAACCCGGCGTCCCGCACAAGCTGGCCAATGGCTTCACCCTGAGCGTTCGATGCTATCAAAACTTCCGTTCTTGGCGTCTTCGATTTCTCGTCTGGTCGTGGCATCGATCACACCCTTGGTCTCCAAGGCGTCGAGCAGGATGGCCATCCGCGATGGCTTGGCCTTCTCGGCAGTGAGAAAAACCCGGTACTCCTGTTCCCAGGCGTCGAGATTCTCTGGCGTGGCTTGCTCGGGCGCCCCATCCGGCCAGCGCAGCAGCGTATCGCCCGTAAAGGCAATGCCGCGCATTTCCTTGCCGTTCTCGGTCCACTGCTTGGATTTCCAGCAGGCCGCTTGTGCGCGAAAACTCATGAGGTCAGAACCTCCATGGCCACCAGCGCACTTGCGTATCTGCCGTCATTGACCGTATCGGCATCGAGGCCGCCACGCCCCACTACGCCGGTCCCGCCGTCGCCAGTGCGCATCTGTAGCTTGTAGGTGTAGGTCCCGGCCGTTCCGGGCGCATCGGCCCAAACACCGCCCATGACATTGATACCGTGGTCATTGCCGGCGATAGAGCCTTCGCTGCCGAAAGTCGCCTGGGTCCGGGCGCTCGATGTGTCGCCGATCGCTATGGCGGTCGAGTCGCGGATCAGCCTTACGAAGGCCACTTCCCCGTTCGTGGGGTTGGAGAAAACGCCGTGCGACATCAGGGCCACCTTGTTCGCATCGGCCCCCGTGGTGATGGAAACGGACAAGCCCGTAATGTCCGTATAACTCGTGTCCGTCGTCGTGAACGTGTCGGTCTTCGTCGCATAGCGCACCTGCAGAACGGCACTGGACATGAACGACAGAACGCCGGCGCCATCCGTGGCGAGAACCTGATTGGCCGAACCGTCGCTATCGGGGAATGCCAGCTCGGCATCGCCCAGCTTGACCGCTCCGGCCCCCTTGCCTTTCAGCAGCAGGGCAACATCCGCGTCAGTACCGCCCGGCTGGATCAGCGGGCTCTGGCTCGTATTGGCCGGCGTGATCTCGATATAGTTGACCGCGCTCGCATTGTCGGAAGTGGAGATGAAATCGAGCGCGGTACCAGCGGCCGTGTTTGCCAGAGGAGAATTGTAGACAAGAACGCCGTCGCCCTTGGCGGTAAAGCCAAGGTTGATGTCCGCGTCATCGCCCGTGGCAGAAATCGTCGGCGTGTCGGAAGTCGCCGCCGCCGTGATCGTGACTTCGTTCACGGCATCGGACGTGCCCGTGGCGATCAGGATATCGTCGCCTTCGGCAGTCTGAAGTTTGACGGTGCCGGCCGCCTGCGGTCTCAGACCGAGGTTGACATTTGCATCCGTGCCGGCCGCGAGAAGATGGGGCGTGTCGGACGTGGCAGCAGCGACAAAGTCAATGCCGTTGACGGGACTCGTTACTGTGGCGTGGTAGCGGAACAGGTCGACGCCGGAGAGCCTGAAATCAATCCGGTCGTCCGTATCCGCCGTAATCGAGGTATCGGCATCGGCGTCCAGGACCAGCTCAAAGCCGTTTAGGTCGACAAGCTTTGTCGCGGGGAAGACCAGATCGACGCCGTTGTTGATGATCTGCGAAAAGGATGAGTTCAGGTCCGCGGCGCTTAACACCTCTCCCGCGATGAAGACCTTGAATGGACTTATCGAGATGGGACACCTGCCCGGCCATGCGCCGCAAATACATCAGGCATTTTCCGTACTCCAAGCGCCGCCCTCTAGGGCTACCGAGAAACTGTGAACCTCGACATCCTCGTAGTTGCCGGCGTTGAGAATTTCGTACTGGATTGAACGGAAGCTTGCAGCGTCCTCCAGGGTAAACCAGCTATTCACAAAGGAACCGCCGCCCAAAACGGAAGTCCCGAGCGTGAACTGATTGACCGTGGCTGGCGCCAGAACGTCGCCGCTTGCTGTCGTGACCTCCCTGGTCTGCTGCGCGTTCGCGTCACGCTGATAGCCGAAGGTGATTGCACCAATGTTGCGCGGCACAACGCCGAGTCCGCATTCCCGGACGGTCTTTTCCTCAATCGGTATGGAGTAATTGAGAAACGGCGTTTTCACCTGGTACGTGATGGCCGTGTCGCCGTCTATCGAGCGATCCGTCTGCTGCATCTTGCGTACAAACCCGTCGTTGCCGCCCGCCATGACGATGCGCCGATTGTTGGCGCCGCTGTCTATCACACTGGCGAGACAGCCGCAGACATCCGAGAAGCCCGGCCATTCGCTCCAGCGCGGCGGATCAAAGCGATGGTCCATGACGAGAATCTGATTGTTGTCCGTCGCGCCGTCGACAGGGACAGCGAACAAGACAACCTCCAGGGTGCTTGAAGGCGCGGCCCAGGCATGCTTAAGCCGCGAGAAATTCAGCCGCCGGCCAAGATAGTTCGTGTTGATCGGCCGCGACAGGGACGCCTCGTTGAAATCGCCGAACGCTGCGGTCGCTTTCAGGCTGTGGATCGATCCGTCGCTCCACATAAAGCCGATATCGTCATGATAGCGAAACAGCGTGTTCTGCCCGACCGCGCCCAGGCCTTCAATGAAGGTCGTGCGCGCAAAGGCGTCGTCACCAGTGGGGGCAGAGCCCGTGATGCGGTGAATGGAGCCCTTGTACGGCCCCTTGAACACCCACAGATCGTTCTTGTGGCTGATGATGGCCGTGATACGGTCGCCGTCATCCGGGTCGATATCAATGGAACCAGAGCCGGAGCCCACCCAATCTTCCGGGTCCAGGCTCACACAATAGTTGAGCCGGGATGGAGTCGAGCCCACGCCCGCCGCCCACATGCGGTTCTTGTGCGTCGCCGCGAAAGAGAAGTTGGGCGGCGTCCCCGCGAGGTTCTGTGCCGTCGATCCGTCCCATGACTTCGGCACGTCGACATCGTTTGTCAAAACCAGCAGATCATTCAGCACGGCGTAGCTCGGCACGGCATCGGCCGTCAGGCCGGTGAACAGGTCCGTGAAAGCCCCGTCCGCGTCGTCTTTCTTGGCCTTGGTCCCTACATGAATGACCCTGTGCTGCGTCGAGGCCCCGCCGGTCCCGGACAGCCAGAAATCGAACAAGCCCTTGATAACGGCGCCGCTCTCCAACTCAGTATCGTGCAGCTTGATCGTGCCGGGGGCCTTCCTGGGGCTGCCGTCCAACTCATAGACGATATTGCGCGCCGTCTCCAGGAACGGCAGGCGCACCACATTCGCACCATCCGGGGAAACGTCCGACGTTGGGCCGAAATCCGTCGCCCAGCCGCCGTCAAATACATGTCGGATCAGAATGCGTTTTGATGTCATCGCAACTGATCGAACCGTGAGCCAAGCACATAGCGCGAAGAGCCGCCGCTGTAGGGCCGCTTGGCTGATCTGGCATAAGGGCCGACCCTGGGAGCGATCTGCGGGCGCTTGCCGCCAATCTCGGTATCGGCCGTGATCCGCAACACAACATCCGTGTACTGCTGCTGCACTTCGGCAGAGCGCGTGTCATTCTTCTTGTCGCGATACCAGTGCCAGAGAGCATGAAACAGGACCGCATGCCGGTATCCAAGAGGCACAGTGGGCTCATCGTCATCGGCCGAGAGCTGCGTCTGTTCCGTGCCATCACTTGCCACCGCCAGCTTGTTGGTCACGAAGCTGTAGGGAATGAGCGAGAAATCCGCAGGGGGGGGATGGAACTGCACGCGACGAACCAGCACCGTGGAGCCGGAAAAGCCTGAATTGACGATCGATGCCGCCACAGGGTCGCCGGTTGCACTGGTGCGCGGCACGCGGCGGCGGAATTCCGTGGTCGAGATCAGATCGATGTTGCCGCGCGTATCGAAGCGCTGCAGGTCGAACGGCCTCAGGAAATCCGCATGGAGATCGTACTCGTCCTCGAAGTAGACATAGGACGCCTCCGTTGCGTCCTCCCCCACATAGGGCGTTGCCAGCGTGATCTGGGTATCGCTGTCAACCGAGGAAATCTTGTAGACCGGCTCCGTCCCGTTCAGCACCAGCTTACCGGTTGACCGCGCGTTCTTGACCGAGAAATCGTTGTTGGTATCCCATAGCGTGTCGGTGCCGGTGACAGTGGTCGAGCCTCTTGTGACCGCCACCTCTCCAGTCGTGTAGCGCTGCTGCGTCCTGAGAACAGTGCTGCGCTCGCACCAATGGAACTTCTCGCCGAAGCCAAGGTGCATGTCGACCAGACCGACGTTGATGTATCTTTTCGCTTGGCTCTCCGTCGCCGTTACGCCCGTCTGCTCGTGCACGGCATTGAGCAAGCCGGAGTAAAGATCGGAGAAGTCTGTGTATTGTGTGGTGGAACTCAACAGAATCTCCGCCTGTTACGGATTAGAGCCTTTATTTGCCGCTGTCTTCGTGTGCCAGGAATGGCGGGCTCTTCTTCCGGAGTATCGCCAAGCCCGCTATAGAGCCAAGCAAAGCCCAGAAGATCGTCCGCCGTCAGAGAGGCGCCGACAATCGGCTGAAGCGAGCGCCATGGCTGCCCAAGATTGACGGCCGTCAGAAGGCTGGAGGCGTTCACGACGACGAGGTCATTTCGCCGATATCGGCGGAATCGCTGGTGGCGCTTAGCGACGCCGTGTGGGCAATTGTCGTCGCGTCATCATTGTAGATGCGCAGGATGCTTGGCGTCTGGACCTTGCGGTTGCGCCACGCCTTGTAGAGATAGTTGATCTTGCCAACAAGCGACGTGGTGGCCGGCGGGGCGCCCGCTCCCGGCTCCGCATAGGTATCGGTAAAGAGCGCGTCAACGACTTCCGCATTGACCTCTGCGGCAGACAGATCGTTCAGTGTAGCAAGGCCGGTTGTGATCTCGCCCGCCACATCGGAAGTCGCGATATTGTTCAAGGCGCTTATCTGAGCATCGACTTCCCCCACCACGGAACCGGCCACAGCGGTTGCGGCCGTTTCGCCCGTGTCGGTCGTAAAGGCCCCCACGTTGATTGCCACGCCGATTTCGGCGGCCGAGGATGTATTGATATCCGCGACGTTGACATCCAGCAATATCGCGCCACCCGCATAGCCGGTGCCGTCGTAGAAGTTCACAAAATTGTCAAAGGTGTCGCTTGTCCCGAGTGCGGTTTCAATGTTGTCCGCCGTGGCCTGGCTGCCGGAAATCCGCACGGCATCGACCGGCGCCAAGACCTGGAAATGATCGTGCGCATTGACCGTCACGCCCCCCACGACGGTTTCCTTGTAGACGACATAATCCTTGCCGACCTCAAAGCCGTCCGAGGAGTTGAGCGTGATTTGCTCGCTGTATAGACCTGCCGTATTGGCGCTATCCAAAAGAGCCAGCGATCCGTTTACCAGCGTGTCGCTGGTCTCGTCTTCGTAAATGCGGTAAGTCGGCGCCGTCGATGTATCGGTCGCGGCGCCCGTCGATGGGTCGCGCGTTGTCGAATAGAAGGTCAACGTTGCGCCGACATTTCTTGAACCAAGATAGCTCATGTGATTCCTCTTGGTCCTGCCCAGTCTGGGTCCATTGGGCCACCATCATCCATGCCGGACCAGATTATGCCGCTGTCCGGCTCGGTCGGCGGGTTCGTCGCCGCATCGGTGAGCGCGCCGGTCTCGGTGAAGCCGCCGCCCGTGCCCTTGTTGGTGTGCCAGTCCAAAGTCGCGCCGGAGAAGAACATGATCGGCGCCGTGCCGGTCGGCGTCGAACCGTCGCTGCCGAGATCGACCGCGCCGCCGTTTGGGCCGATGAGCTTGCGCCGGTTTGCTTCAATGGAAAGATCGATATACTGGTCAGGCGCGAGCCAGGGATCGCCCAGATCGCCATTGAGCAGGTTGCCGCCGACCGCGTTCCGGCCGATCATGTGCCCGGCCTGCGTGAAGTCGATCGTGTCGTCCGCGTAGGTGTTGACCGTCAGATCGCTCACATCGTCGACGTAAAGATGTCGCTTGCCGGTGTCGGCCAGATCGACCGACCACATGACGTGGTGCCAGTCCGTGTCCAGTATCGCGCTGGTGGCGATGTCCAGTATCTTGGTGCCAGCCGCGTTCTCGCCACGGATCGCGATAGTTTCGTCGGCGTCGTATATGACAATCCAGTTGTTGCCTTCACTGCGCCCTATGATGTCAACGCCAGACGCTACGTTGAACCGCACCCACAGCGCTCCGGAGAACAGCTTGCTGTCCGCAATCCCGGTCAGCGTGCCAGTGTCGATGAAATCATTGGTGCCGTCGAAGGTGACGCCCTGTGCTTCGTAGGCCATTAGCCGGCCCTGACCTCTTCGGGGGCGCCCTTCTCGGCGTCCCAGCCCTCCACCATGGCCTGCGCTTCCGCGTGGTCCGCCTCGGTGAAAATCCTCACCGCGCTCGCCTTGAAGTCATCGCGCCAAGCAGCATCGCCGCCCGCCACCTTCACCAAGGCACGCGTGCTGTCCGCGCTCACCGTCGTGCTCAGCTTGTAGCTCTGGCCCGTCTCGTGCTTGGTCCGCAGCGTGGCCAGCCGATCGGCGTGGGAGGCATGCCCGGTATCCAGCAACACCCAGGCAAAATCGACCTCTGCACCGTTGCGTTTCGCCATGGCTAGTTCCATCTGGCCGAAAGTCCTGCCTGTTCTTCCTGTACCGCCGGCCATACCCTCCTGACCGGCTGAATTTGCTTAACTATTTTCCCGTACCGCGCGCCCCGGGTCTGGGGTAAGCTACCCAGCCCTGCAATGGAGGCGACCATGCGAATTTTCACCCTGGCCGCTCTTGGCTGGACCGTCATTGCCACCGTGTTTCTCACCGGCATGGTGCCGGACGAGCGCTGGGCCGAGCGCTATTGGATCAGTGGGATGCTGATCTGGGCTGCCGGGATTCTGCTGCTGCTGCTCGTGCGCGTGGCCGTGCATGGGCTCAAGCGCGCCCTGGAGCACTGATGCCGTTCATCCTGACCGTGGTCGGCACTTGCGTCTGGGCCTACGGCTTCATCTACCTGAGCCACACCGGGTCGATGTTCTGGTTCACCGTTGGCGTCGTCATCCTGGTCCTGGCCTGCGGCTGGCCCCATAGGCGAACAAGACGCTAGGCAGCCTCGGCCAGCTTCTTCTCGTATTCGCGGATAAGCGCTTTGGCGCGCCGTTCCGCGTCGTCGGCATCGGCCCGCTTCTGCTTGAACTCGGCCTCCAGTTCGCCTAGCCGTACATCACGCTTGCGGTGCCGCTCGGCCATATCGGTCTCACGCCGGTCAAGCTCGTCATTCCGCGTGGTATTGGCGGCTTTCCCGTCATTGACGGTTTTCCAGGCCGTGGCCGCGTCCTGCCTCGCTTGCAGGACAATGCGCTCCGCTTCCTTGCCGGCATTGTCGAGAATGCCCGTGGCCCTCGCCCGAGAAGCCGCCTCCATGTGCTCGGCTTCGGCCAGTATCTTGCCCGCGTTCTCGGCGTGGCTGGCCGCTTCCTGGTGCAGCCCGTCGACCTCTTCGAGCCGGCAGCGCCGCTCCACAGCGGCCTCTGACTCTTTCCTGGTCTTCTCCATCTGGGCGTTCAGATCAGCAGCGAAGCGATTCAGCATCTCGCAACGCTCCCTGAACTTATCATCGTCCAGAATCGACCGGACCAGGCTGTCCAGGGTGTCATCCCAGGGCGTGACGTACGACATGACTTATCTCCGATAAGCGTGATTGCGGATGGCGCCGTCCGAGCCCCAGCCGGCAGCGGACTTCGTCTTGATGAGCGCCCGTGGAGTGGTGCCGGACATCTTCACGTAGCAGCCGCGCATGAGCCGGGCCGGCATGCTGGCGGGGTCGACAAGCTCGTTGTTGGCCGTGTTGGAAAGCCGGACCACGAAAGAGCCCTCATCGTTCGTGTTTGCATCGTCCGTGTCGTAGATTTCCACCACGCAATCCGTGCCGGCACCGGAGATCAGCGAAATGTTGTCTATAACACCTGGGCCAACGAAGAGATGACCGGATTTGGTCAACACCGTTTCTTCATCGAAACGATGCGTTGGCGGATAGAGCCGCGTATCGTCCGTCACCACGCTATCGAACAACAGGACGCCAGCAGTGGTACCAACATCCTGTCCGGTCACACCCAGAACGCCTGACGTGATATCGGCCGAAGCAATGCCCGTCTTCTGCGTCGCCTCGCCGCCGTCCAGCCAAAGATCGAGCGTGCCGGACGACGTTTCGGGATCGAAAAAGGTCTCGACCGTATGCCATTCGCCAGTAGCGATGGACAGCATGCTGGACGTGTCGGCAGATGCCTCTCCAATTCCGATCCTGAGGCCGTTTGCGGTCGTGTAATTGAGATAGACGCCGCACTCCACCGTGTTGGTGGCGGACCAGTATTGCAGAACCGAGAACTCGTTCGTGTCCGCCATGACGATATTGGGATCGATCCACAGCATGAAACGGCCATAGAGATCGTCCGTCCCAGAGGTCATGTCCCAATCGTCGTTTTCCTGCACATAGGCGTCATCGCTCGTGCCAAGTGCCAGATCGACTCGCATGCAGTAGGCGCCGCGCCATGGCATGGCGAGGCCGGGATAGCGCGCCAGATCGGTATAGTGAGGGAAGTCCAGCCGGACACTATCGTCCTGCTCGGCATCGAAGTCGCCGCGCGTGCCGGATTCGAAACTTTCCTCGCTCAGATATGGAAAAGCCATGGCCCTACTCCTTCGTCTCCACAGCCGCGATTTCTGCCTCCGCTGCCGCGACCTCGGCCGCCAGCACATCCCTCGTCTTGCCGAACGACGGAATGTTCAGCGCCTTGGCGCGCTTCTGCAGCTTGTTCCACTCGGATTCACGACGCACGGGCTTCCGCGCCTTCGCGGCGGGCTTGGCCGGCGCATGGACAGTCACGTCCGAGTCCGCCGTATCCGTGGGGGCACTTGCCTCCAGCCCGGCCGCGCGGCGCAGAACCTCGACCAGCTCCTTGACCTGGGCGCGCTGGTCCGCCGTCATGAAAGCGACCTTCTGGAAAATCTCCAGCTCATGCGCGCGCAAGAAATCAAGGTCGTCGCTCGATAGCACCACGGTATCGCCCACACCACCGGGCGGAAAATGGAACTGCTTGCCCGGAATCTGGGCATTGTCCATGCTGAGTTCCTGCGACCCACCAACCGGCCTGTAGGCCTCGAAGTTCGCCACGTCATGATCGTTGTCCAGCGCCCCACTGGCCAGTAACCTCAGGCGGATATTCTGCCACTCCAGCAGATTCGCCTTGTGGTTCTTCTCCCACGCCATGTGCTTGCCGACCGCACCGGGCGGATTTTTCCGCATTTCCGCAGCGGTCGGCATGGACTCGCGCATGGACTCGCGCAACTGCTTCTCGCGCGCCTTGGCCCTGTCGACCTCAAGCCCCTCATAGGCCCTGGGGGACTGGACATCGAGCGACTTGCGCAGCGCCTTGGCACGGCGGTGATACTCGCCGATATCCTCGATCTGCGCCCGGATGTGAGGCGGCGCAGTAAGGGTCCGTGAGATATTGTCGATCTCTTCCTGCTCGGCCTCGACCTGACGCGGGCGCATCAAAGGCGTGGTGGTCTCGAATCTTTGCTCTTCCATGATTGCTCCTTGCGGTCAGGCCGCCGTGGCGGTCTCACGCTCTTGCGTGTCGCCGTACAACTTCTCCGTCTCGGGGTCCTGCCAAGCAGACGAGTTGTCCAGCCTGAGAACGCCCTTCATGACGCTGGCGAGGATTTCCTGCGCTATCTTCTCGTTGGCAGACTGCTTGTAGCCATAGAGGGCCGTATGCCACGGGTAGGGCTTGATCAGCATCGAAGAATCGCTGATCGCGATCTTGATTCCACGGCCCATGGCCTGGCCAACCCAGAAATCCAGGCAGGCCTTTTGCGGGAAATATTCCGTCGAAGCCCCGTAGCAGACGATATGATGCAGGACGATGACGCTGGCCTTCTCCATGATCGCTTCCGCCAGCATGTAGGCCATGGTCGAGGTGTAGTAGTCGAAGCCGAAAGCCTTCCTGGCTTCCCTCAGCTTGAAAGACCGGCTCAAAGGCACCTCGGGATAGTGTCTCTGGCAGATGATCGGCACCTTCAGACTGTTCACGGCCTCGATAAAGGCATCCCCGCGGACGCGATCGGCATGTCCTGGCCAGAAGCGGTCCATGGCATAGACGCGGTCGCAATCCGGCTGAATCTGGAATGCGCCATTGACGCACCAGACTTCCGCGTCCTGCTTGTCGGCTTCCCAGGCGCCGATGCGCCCAACGAGGATGACCTTCTTCATCAGGTCGAAAGCGTCGCCGGCAGAAGGATGCCGGATTCATCGATGGCGTTGACAGCGTAGTTCTCCAGGCAGAAGCACGAGCCCGGATCGAGCAGGGTCGTGACATCCGCCGCCGAAAGGCCAGCGAGGCGGTTGTTCGCGATCACACCCGTATGAGCCACATCGAAGTCGATGCCGTTTGCCGCATTGGTGGGATCGCGGTTGACCAGGATGTTGTCGGCGATCACCAGCCCGTTGCAAACCGCAGCATCGGAAGTCGACCCGATCATGTTCACGGCGAAATCGCCAAAGATCGCATTGCCGATGATCTTGGTATTGTCAGTATCGTCCAGGCGAATTGCCTGGTCGGCCCCCGCCGCGTCCTGGGCAATCATTGTGCAGCCCAGCACTTGGCAGCGGTCCACGGCATCAATATCAAGGAACAGCAGGAAGTCGTCGCCGGTCGCGTCGAAGTTCCATTCGCAATTGGCCAGCGTGACATCCGCCGCATCAACATTGACCGCGACCACCACGGCCGAGACGCTGGCCAGGAAGCGGACGTTTTCGACATAGCTGTTGGCCGCGTCGATCTCGAATGCCCCGGCCGTACCCGTATAGGTGAAGGTTGGCCGGGTCGTGCCGACACCGATGCCGATGACACGCACGCCGGCAACGTCGATCACCGCGTCCGTGGCCGCGTCCAGGTTCTCACCATGGCCCGGCATCAGGAACACCATGTCGCCATTGTTGGCCGTGCACTTGTCCATCGCACCGTTCAGGGTCGCCAGCGACTTGTCGGGCGAGGTGCCAAGGTTACTGTCACTGGCATTGGTGGCGCCGGAATCGACAAAGAAGACGCCGCCGGTCGTGAAGTGCGAGCCGGCACCGAGCTGCGGCATGCCGAAGCTCGAAACGCCATGGGGGAAATGTGTAAGAGGCATTGTATGGTCTCCAGACTAGGGACGTGCGCGCAAAGGCGGCCCGCCCGGGGAAATTGCATCCCCGCTTACCCGTAGTGATGACTTGTCCTGAGGCTCAGACGCCGTCCGACTTGGGATAGACCTGGGCGCGCTTCACGCCGCCGGAACGCTCCGGGCCTTTCTTGCCCGGCGCGCCCATGCCCGGAAAGGCCGGCTTCTCGTTGAATGCGGCCATCTGCCCCGTGGTCTTCTTCGGGGACAGAGGGGGCGGCTTGCGCCCCCTCATCTCGGTCTCCTTAGACATTATGGCCTCCCATCTTGCTATGATGGGCAGCCCCATTGAACCGCTTCGGCGGCTTGCCGGACAGTTCTTCGGACATCTGCTCGAACTGGTGCTTGCGCATGTCGGCGAACCGCTTGGCACGCTGCACGCGGGCGGGGTCCTTCTCGATCTCCTTGGCCCGGATCAGGACACTGAGATCGGATTCCGCTTCATAGTCGTCGTTCATCACGACACCAGAGCGCCGAGAACGAAGCGCCAGTTGCGGTGAGCATTCGCATGCCGCATGTACCCACGCCACTTGGCGACCAAAGTATCCAGGTCTTCCGCGAAGGCGAATTCGATCGGGATGCGGTCGATCCAGAACAGGCTGCGGCGGCGCGCGCCGCTATCCATCAGGAACCAGTTGGACCCGTCGAGGTATTCCCACTCGACCAGCTTATAGGCGCCCTGGTGGACGTTGGGGTTGTTGTCGCCCGTGTCGAGCTTGCCCTGGCTGTTGATGATCTCCCACGCGGTCTCATAGAGACCAACGGGGTACATCAGCTCGTTGGGCATGGTCGAGATGCGGCCGCCACGATCATTGCGGAAGCCCTTCATCTGGATACGGGCCGACGCGAACGCCGTAGCCGACAGTGCCGACGTGGACAGGTTGTCGAAGCCGCTCGTCGTCGAAGCCCCCGAGGTCGTGGTGTGCGAAGCACTGCACATGGCCACGCCTTCGGTGTTGTTGTAGAAGTAGCTGTCGACCGAGAAGGCGTTGTTGAAGGGGCGAGCCGCATGCTTCTGGCGCGTCCGGTTCGCGGCAGTGGCCAAGTTGGCCGGGCGCTGGTCCATGATGTGATACTGGTCATCGTCAAAGAGCTTGCGCCGGACCTGAAAGCCCGATGCGAACTCAATCGGCGTCGCCGTCGTATCATAGCCCTGGCTCAGCGAATCGTAGTCGACCGAACCGTCGAACTCGGAGAAGTCCCCGAAGTCACCGACTTCCGACCAGCGCATGTCTTCACGGCCGTTCGTCGGCGGTATGGTATAGAGCCTCGAAACCATGTCGGGCAGTTCGTCATACTCGCCATGGAAGATCATCTGGAAGCGAGGGTCCAGGAGATCGCCAAAGCTTTCGGATGTTGCGGGATTTACTGGCATCTCTAGGCCCTCCTATCAGGTGCCGGCGCCGAAGGCATGATCATTCGAGAGCATGAATGCCCAGGAATGAGTCGTGCCTTCCTCGCCCTTGCTGCCGAGCAACTGCTTCAGGATGCGGAAAGCCGCCCCCGAAGTGTTCTCGGCCACGCTGGCGTCCAGCTCGATGAAGTCGCCGGTGAGCGTCACGCCCGCCACATCGGCCTCGAAGCGGTTGACGATCAGGAACTCGTCGCCGACGTCGATGTCGTGACGGAACGGGATCGCCACCGTGGCCGTTACGGACGAGGTGGCGGTGATCTTGCGATACTGGCCCACGTTCGCGCCCGAATAGCCCCAGATCGTGCCGTCCTCCATGTCGGGAGACGCCACGCTGCTATCGAGGATCACCGAGGTGCCGGCCCCATCCGCGGTCACCACCGTGAAGGGGGCGAGGGCCACTCCGGTCGTACCGGAGCCAGCCCAGCGGGCCTTGATGATGGCGTCGGGGTTGACGATCACGCCAAGACGCTCGGCCGGATCGGCGGTTGCACTCTGGGCGGTGTTGTAGGTCGCGGTATCGACGGTGATACCCACCATGTCGGCCGCGCCTGTCGTGGACGGAAGATCGACGCCTGCAGTCGTGTTGGCCGCGATAAGAGCCGGCACACCCACGTTCGCAAAGGTCTCTTCCACCATGTAATGCTGGATGACAGCCGCGCCGCCAGACAGCAGACCACTGACTTCCATGTCAGGTCTCCTTGATGAAGAGCGTGCACCGGGTCAGGGGGTTGCGGCACCCATCGCAGGGTCCCGTTACCCAGGTCTGTCCCGGCCACAAGGATTTGCGGGAATAGCCGTGCCGTCTCGCCGCGAACTTGTGTTCGCAGAAGCTACAGAGCGTGATCGCTTTGCCGAGCGCTACCAAGTCGGCGATGAAGCCACCAGCCAGTCTGCGGCTGGAAAGCTTCTTCGGCGCCAAGTGGCGGGTTTTCTGCTGCGCGTTCCCGAGCCAGGCCCGAAGATCGCTGAAGTCGAAGCCTGGACGCATTACGTCCGCGCTCCGGCCCTTTCGCGTGGCTTAGCATAGGCCAGCTCGTCCTGAACCGCTTTCCAGTCCGGATAGAGCTTTCCAGGCCCGACGCGCTGAGCATAGTGCTCTATCTGCCGCTCCGTCAGTTCCTTCGGGATACCATCCGTACGGAGGCCATTGCCTTGGCTGCCGCCGACAGACCCGTCCTGAAAAGCCTCGGTGGTGCGCTTGCCACGCTGGAGCCTGTCCGCCGGCCCGAGAACCGTCCGCAGCGCCACCAGTTCGGTGACATAGCTGTCGGGACTCCCAAGCTCGACCAGGCTCCGGTATTCCGCGGCGATCTTTCCACGCAGCTCCGTTCCATCATCGAAAGCATCCGGAGCAAGCGCCTTGTAGGATGCCATCTCGGCGTTGTGACGCTCGACACGGCGGTCCTCTTCGGACTTGCTCCGGACCTGTTCGGAAACTCGCTGGCTGATCCGCTCTTCGCTCTGACGGTAAAGGATTTCGTCCATCTCGTCTTCCGAGATCACGCCTTCCTCGACCTCACGGCGAAGCTCTGCACGACTACGATTCTTCGGCGCTTCCACAACCGTTTTGACCGGCTGCTTCAGGGCCGCCAATTCCCCTTCCAGGCGGGCCAACTTAATGTCCGCATCGCGTTTGACCGAAGCGATCATGTCGTCGACCCTGGACTTGGGGATTCGGTCTTCGTCACGGGTGCCGTCCCCGTTTCCGCCTTCGGCCACCTGGCCATCAGCGGTCTGTTCATTCTCAGGCATCGCTACGCTCCTTGGATTGCGGCGGGGGAACCGCGTTACGCCCCTCTAGTTCTGACCACCGCCGTTTAGGCCTCGGTCAGACGGCCGCTCGGAGGAAAGCGGCAATTCCGGGAGACGGGCCAGCACGCCCCGGGCTTCCTCGCCCGAGCGCTTCAGGTCCGCCGGTATCTCGATAACGGCGCGCAGGATGTTGGCGCGCTCACGACAGAGCAAAGCCAACAGCCGGGCCTGCTCCATGCCGGAACGCGACAGCGCCGTGTCGTACAAGCGCGCCATGCAGGACTCAGCGGCGCGCTCTGTCTCTTCGAGCGCCGCCTGCATGAGCCTGAGGAACAAATCCCAATTCGGATCGCCGGTCAGTTGCTCGGCCGCTACTTCGGCCTGCTCCAGCCATTGCAGGACCGGCTTCTGCGCCTGCTGACGTTCCTGAGCCCTGCGTTCAGACAGGGCCGTATAGTCGCCACGATCTATCGTCACTGTTCTTGCGGCCTGTTAGAGGGCAGAGTCTCGTCCAGCAGCTCGTTCGGCTGCACCTGAGGCGGACCCTCCGGCGTCTGCGCCTGGCCCGACCCGTTGTCTGGCGTAGTACCCTGCTGACCACTCTGGAACCGCATCGCCGCTTGCTTACGCTCGGCCAGCCGCTGCTCCGCCTGTGCTGCCTCGCCCATCTGCTGCAGATAGACGCGGAATATCTCGACATGCTCTTCGCCGAAGATGCCGAACTGCTCCGATTGCGCGAATGCGACAAGCTTCTGCAGATGTTCGGCGGCTCCACCAGGCTCGGCCGGCAGGCCATCGGGAATGCGGCCCTCCAAGATATCGACGATAGCTTCCTCTGCCATCAGGCGAGGCTTGTCGGCACCAGGGACTGGGGCAATCATGTAGCCACGCTCCGCAGCGTCCACACCCTGAGAGCGCGCAAAATCCCGCAACAGGCGGTAAGCCGTGTCAGGCGTGGTGATACCCATCGATATGGCAAGCTCGGTCAGCATGACGTTCAGCAATGTTCCAAGCGACTGCTGGAGCTGGAAGCGCGAGGTGTTGAGCACGTTCGCCTTGAAATCGAACTCGTAGCCCCCTTCAAGATCGGCCTTCTTGACCGTCACATAGGGGTCTTTGCCGGCCGGCAGAGCGCCCATGACGCGGACTGCTTTCTCGTCCGGCAGAAACTTCCCGTTCAGGTCATGGATCAGCGACCAGACACCACGCAGAATGTTGAAAAAGCGTCTCAGAATGCGCTCCGGTCGCGCTTCTCCTTGTCCCATCAGCAGCGCCATGTTGCCCGTGGTGCGCAACGCCGCGCTTCGCCCAGGCGGGACGCGGCCGAACTGGGTATCGCCGATCACGGAAACGCGCTCGTTCATGCCGCCCAGCAGCGTGATGAGATTGATCCCATAAGCCTGGGCATTATTGTTCAACTGCGGAAAGTACACGTCTCGCTGCGGGTCTCCGACCGGATAACCTTCACCGGGAGAAAGCTGCAGCACCTCGGGCCGCATCGAACTGGTCAGGCGATAGAAGAAGAACGGCGCATTTGTGATCGTGCCAGCGTCGACCATCTGGTCATAGGTCGTCTTGACCGCATCGTGGACGCCCTCCAGCATCTCCAGCAGCGAAATGCCCGCGTAGCGCCCCTTTACGGGGAGAAAGGACCCGCCCTCAAGCGGCCGGCGCGGCCTGCCGAAAGGAAACACCTCGGTCAGCAGCTTGGCGCGCACCAGAATCTTGGGCTCCAGCAGCACCCACCACACGACATCCTCGGCCTTGCCGTCGCCGTCGACATCATGCATGTCGAAACAAAGCAGCAGCGTCAGGCTACGCTGCGGGGCTGGCTCCGGTTCCGTGTTGCCGTCATCGGTCCTGGCGTCCGCTGGGGTATTGTCCTGCACGCCCTGCAGCACGTCTTTCTGCTCTTTCGATTCCTCGTCCGAATCTGACCGGATGTGCCCGGCCAACTCCTTCACCTCTTCGGCCGTCATCAAGTCGTAGTAGCCGGACTTCTGGTTGCGCACGATCTCATCGACCGTGATGTCGGAAAAGCGCAGAATGACATGCGGCGCACCACCGGGATTGGACGGTCCCGGTATCTGCAGGTTGGCGGACCTCACCGGGTAGAGAACGTCGTCGTAATCCTTCACGATCAGGCACGGCCCGTCATAGACCACGGCCTCGCGCTCGCGCAGCATTTCAATGCCGTCATCGTCGCGGGTGAAGAAACGGACCCGCTCTTCACCGACTTTCCAGTCCCAGCCATCCGTGCGGCCATCGGGAGTGCCGCGCTCGCCCGCGAATTCCTGGCGAATCAGACCGTCGAAATATTCCTCCGGTTCCAACTCGTCGGGCAGCGGGTCGAAAGTCTTGGTTTCGACCGCTTCGCGCATTTCCTTCACCCAGGGCACGAAGATCGTGGCCGCCGGGTCATTCACGAAAGCATCGGCCAGATCACCGACCTTGGTCTCGCCCGCTTGCTCGACAAAAACCTGATAGTCGATCAGCTTGTCGATCGCCTCTTCGTGGTCTGTCTTGGTTCCGCGCACCGCGGCGGCATTGATCGGCGGTCTTGTGGACATGACGGCGTTGTGCAGCGTGTCCTGCACGCGCAAGGACTTCTCCATCATGTCCGGCAGCGCGATATCGCTCGCATTCGGCCACGGCCAATCCTTGCCCTCAGTCCACATGCGGAACTTAGCGTAACGCTGAACCTGCTTGTCGCGCTCGCCCGAGCGATCATCAAGATCGTCATTGAAAAGCTGGATCACGCGCGCCGCGACCCTGCCGCGATCAAACGTGAAGAGTGCTTTACGCGGACGCTTGCGGGCCATCAGGCGGCCTCTGAGAACGGAACCGACGCCAACACACCCAGCGGCACGTCGCTGGCCAGCCGCACAATCTCAGCGTCCTGCGCTTCCGCCTGTTTGGCCGAGAGTGTCCGCAGTTGCCGCTCAAAAGCAAACGCCTCCAGCACGTTCCGCCACAGATCGGGCATTCTCTGCGAAACAGCGGGCAGGCATGGACGGCACAGCGTCACGTCGACCATGCGCCCGCTCATCAGAATCAGCCGTGCCCTGAGAGCGCTATCCTCGGGCTTGCCGATGCGCTGAGCATCGCCAGACTGCGGGCCGGTCACGAAGCGCGTCAGAACCTCGAATTGCCGCCCGCCGCAAAGCACGCAGCACTCGATTTTGTTACGCATCGGCGAACGCTCTTACCTCTTCGGCCGACCACTCATAGACACGGCGGCCGTCCGGCAGCGTCTCAACGCAATGCATCCCCAAAGAGTCGCACCACCTCCACCCATGAGGAAGAGACTTGCACCACATAGGCCTGTTTGGGCGGACGCGGCATATTGATCTGACAAGCAATGTTCCTACCCCGTGGCACTGCCATACTGTGGCAACACCAGTCAGACAACGCTGGGTGCCGCGCTCTGTGTCTCGCCACCTGGAAACACCAAGAACCGTGCCGGCTGTGTCAATAACAACAACGGCAGCGCCAACATCGAAACTGAGAGCGCGCCGCATTAAATCGTGCCCAGAATCTTTCTCTGGCGGCTCGCCGTCTTCAATGGCTCGTTTTGCGAACCAATGGAAATGCCCGCCACGGTCTACACTTACAGCGAATAGCGCTGAATCGTCACGAGACATCCGGCAAAGCCTCCAGCTTGGCGCCGTACTCTTCGCGCAAGGCCGTCGCGCCGGTATCCCATTCACTTGCGAGCGCGGTGTGCAGGTCGTCGCGGGCCTGCATGTAGGCCTCGACAACAGCCTTGCAGGCATCGCAGTAGTCGCGCACCAGCACAATGCCGATCTTGTTCGGAGTCTCGACGGGCTGGCCGCAGCCGTCACAGGTGTTTCGGATTGCCATCGGGCTCGCACCTCAAGAGAACTTTCATTTTGGCCCCGCAATCACACTGTCCAATTTGGACGGGCTCATTCGCAAAGCAACCCTCTTTGCCGGTCGGCACGCGCCGTACCTCGAAAAGCCGCGTCTTGCAGGCAGGGCAGTGCAGATAGCAGTCGGTGTCATGCATTGTCTGCGCCTGGATAGCTGGCCATCACGCCGCCCTCTTGTCCTCGACCGGCTGGCCGCAGCCGTCGCAGGCGAAGGTGCTAGCCATCGTCCGGGCCAAGAAGCTTGAACTTGACGGCCTCCAACAGGCCCAGCGTCGTGTGCGGGTCCGGACAAGCGGCAAAAAACTTGCTGCCTTTGGCGCCCGGCTCGCTGCCGGGCTCTTGCACGCAAATGACAAGCGCCGTTGGTTGCAGATCGCCGTTGTCAATATCCCGAAGACATGCGATCAGCGCATCGCGCGGCGTCCAATCGACCGCGTTGTGGGACTTGTCGGACTTTATTTCAGCGACCGAGAGCGGGTAATCCCTGAAACTCTGTTCAGACTTCGACATCAAGCGGCCTTCCTGTCCTCGACCAGCTCGACCAAGCCAAGCTCCAGTGCGTCGGCTCTGTTAATCAACAGCTCGGCCGTCGCGTTGCGGCTCAGTGCGATCAGTATGCTGATGCAGTCCTGCCGGTGTTTGGTGACGTGAGGCTCATGCAGCCCGTCTATGCCTTCCTGCACAATGATGTCGCGGGTCAGACGGTAACGGACATTCTTATGACGCTTGCCCATCACGCCGCCTTCCTGCGCGGCGCCGAATTTTCCGAGGCGCGCGCCGATTCGACGCCGTTGTCGTCCTCCACCAGCTTGCCGCCACGCCAGATGATCTTCTTTCCAGAGAGACGCTGCAGAGCGTTGAACGCTTTCGTCCACTGCTCGCGTTCGAACGGCGTCCATTTCTTCTTGGCCGCGCCGGAGTCCAGCAATTCGAGCGCTGCCTTACGGGCAACTTTCTGTAGTGCGTTCATCTAATATGCGCCCTTTCGTGTCCCGGCCCGCCGAATAACCGGCGCGCCACCATGCAGAAACGTGAAGCTCGGCTCGTAGTTCATCAGATACTTGAGCAGCGTCGGGTAGTCGTCGTTCTTGGCCCGTGGCTTCTGCTTCAGATCCTTTTCCAGCGAGGCCCGATGCTCATCCCAGGTGTAGCGCTTCATCTGCGCTATGGTAGTCTGGCATCGGGGATGCACATGAAGACGCGGGCGATAGAGCCGGTAATCGGGCTTCAGGAACTCATTGATGCGGGAACGCCCCGGATCACCGTCATCGGCCAGGTCGCAGCGCAGCCCGGCGTGCTCGAATTCGTCCTGCCAGGTCACGCCTCTTTGTGAGGAAGCAGGCGAGCGCGCCATGTTCGGATCGATCAGCCGAACCGTCGTCTGCAAGCCGTAACGTGCTTCAGTCTCGAATGCCGCGTCGCGCACCTCGGATGGATCACCGTCAAGCGCTCCCTCAGCGGCTACCCAGATATCATCCGAGGGATCGACCAGGCCCCAGAGCCACATGTGCGGCTTTCTCGGGTGCGGATCGATTAGCCAGACCGCCGGCCAGGGCTCGATATCGAATTCGCAGACATGGTTGAAGGTCACCACCTCCGTGGAACCACACTGCGCACAGCCTTCAGGCGTTGTATAAACGGCCTTCTTGCAGTTGAAGCACCAGTCCTGGCTCGTGTCGGTAAAGAGTGGGTGTATCCGGTTCGAGAAGCGGATCGGCTGGCCCTGCGCCCTGACCTTCCTCGTGGTGTCGTCCATCTCGGACAGGCGCTTGGCCGTCGCGTTCTTATCAAGGTGGATATTGTCGATCGTGTGAAGCTCGAACCAATCGTAGTCGGGCCGCTTGTTCGGGCCTGGCTTGCCCTTCTCGTAAATCTCGTCGTAGATCCAATCGACCGGAATCGCCGGGTCGTCCGGCCAGGTCATGGCCAGCAGACACCGTCCGTCCACGTCCAGGGTCCGCATGGCGTTCTCGCGCCAGATCGCGTATTTGGGCGGCTCATCGTGCATCACGATGTGAAACGTCCCGGACGCGAAATCGGACGGGTCCTGGTCGTAGGACATGAACTGCAGTTGCGATTCACCCAGCACCTTCTCCGGCTGGCCCGGGTCGCGGCACAGGATCGTCAGGGTCCGCAGCTTCTCCGACCAGGACGCATCCCAATCGCCGCTCTTGAGGCAGAGCTTCGGCACCCAGCCATAATGACCCCGCTCTCCCCCAAGCTGAAATGGTGGGTCTGGACCGGGATCGATCAGCCTGGGCAGGATGATGGGGTGCAGCGTCGTGGTGAGCGATTCGACGCAAATCCTGACGTTCAGCGGCCCCCGGAACTTCTTCCGGCAAGCATCCTCGATTTCGTGAGGAAAGACCCCCGTGGCCAGGGCGACAATCTCGACAATGCAGGTCTCGGTCTTGGAGGAACGGTTTCCGCCCCCCACGCCCAAAACCCGCGCGTCCGAATAGTGAACCGCCCTGGCGGCCTCGGAAGCGGGCCGGTAGTAGAGAACCTGGTTCTCCTTCCGGTCCTCCTCCTGGGCGATGACCACCTTGGCCAGCAGGGCCTTCAGGGCAGTGTCGGAAAGTCCCTGGACATCTTCGGGCGCCAGCAGGTCAGGCATCGCCGTTGGCTAGGTCGGCCGCACGCTCAAGATTTTTGCGAAGATCGGGCGAGACGCCGTCCCACATGGCGCTGGTCATCTTGGCTATCAACTCAGGCCGGAGAATAACCTCCCGCCAATAGGCAGCCAGAATGTTCGACACGACAGCTCGCTTGAAAGCGCGCTCTCTGTCAGAGTCGCATTTGAACGAAATAAACCAGTCCTTGACTCTCACCGCGCTGCGGCCGCCGTCATGAGAGCCACATTCGCTGTCCAGAATAATATCAAATATGTCCTGCAGCTCAGCCTGAACGTCGGGCGGCAGAATGTCCTTGAACTTCATCTAGCGCGTTCCCGCTCGGGCGGTTCCCAGGTGGGGTCAACCACAACTATCTCGCCGGGCCGGTAAACAAAGTCGTATTCACCCGACTTCTTCCTGATAAAGAGCGGGAAGAGCGGCGGCGGTCCGGCAATGCCTTCGCCAATAAGACCCCAGACCGTCGCAGGCCCCAGGGGGTCAGGTCGGGGAACTCAAAACCGCTGGGGTCGAAAGCGTCCGGCCAGTTGGTTCCCAGGTCTTTGTCTATCATGCCGCCTCCTTCGGTGTCACATCCTTGAACTCACCCTCGACCAGCCCACGTCTTCCCGCTTCTGCCAAGAGAGCCCGCGTCAATTCCGCCAGGGAACGCCTGTCTTCAAACGACGTGATCGCCGTGGGCCGGTTCTGCAGCAGCCGCATCTTGTCGAACATGATCCCCGCCGCGGTCATGCGTTGCGCCAAAGAAGCCTTCTCGATCTGGTCCGGCGTGATGGACCCCACCAGCATGGCCACCTTGGTGCCCAGCAGATCGAGCAGCTTCTGGTCTCCCAGAGGTGCCTTGACCTTGCGCCAGTCCGTCTCGACCGCCTCTTCCTCCGCCACGGCCTTGTCGTGCGTCTTGATGACCCGCTTGATCTTCCCAGGGACCAACTGACGCTTGCGCGCCTCCCCGGCCTTCTGCCTGGGCTTCTTCCTGCCCTGGCGGAGCAGCGAAGTCTCGCGGACCAGAAGCTCGCGAAGCTGCTCAGGCGTCGGGAGATGCTCGGCTGCGGTCATCAGATTTCCCTCGAAAGCTCCTTCACCTTCAACGCCAGCCCAACGTAGGCCGCCACGTAGCCGGGCACCTTCTCGTTCCAGCCCGTCACGGTGTTGCGATGCACGCCGAGGCGTCTGCCTAGCTCCTGCTTGGACCAGCCCAGAGTGTCGAGGGCGGCCCAGAGTTCGTCAGGGGTCATTGTGGCCAACTGCCGAGCGCCAATGGCGGCGGATCAGGTCTGACCTGACCAGCGCGTAAAGAACGGCCTTGCGACAATTCTCGCGCTCGCTCTCTTCGGGGCACAGCAGTCGGACAAGCTCATCAACCTTGCGATTGATCTCCTGATTAGCGTTCGGTTCGCTCATTTTCACACTCTCCTGTTAAAAGGCCGGGCCAGCCAGCACTTTTAGCACAGTGAGTGTGAAAAGCAAGCGGCCCCTTTTGTCCCGGAGCAGGCGTGTGTGGGACCCCTGCCCCTTGCCCACCGGGTGGGGGGTGTGCCGGCACCCCGGGGGCCTGGCCGTCCTCCCTGGCGCGCACCGCTGCGCAAATTCATGTCGCTTGCAGGACAGCAGCCGGGCTAGCAACCACGGGTATTCATGTATATCAATGAGTTACGCGGTTGCTGAATGACGCATAATGTATTATATGGGAAGAAGCTGGGCGAAACCCCCGCGTTCCCGCCGACCCTGCCCGAGCTGTGCGCCGGCTGACCGCTGCCCAAATGCCGGTGTCCATTTTGGGCAAGCCTGCCCAGGCGCCCGACCCGTCCCCGTATCCTGTGCTCGCTGTTCCGGCCGTCTTGCCCAGCTTCATGGCAGCCTTCAGCCGGGCCTTGTCCTTCTTGGCCCGCTAGGCCTCCATGAGAGCCCGCAAGTCGCTGTCCGCGCGCATCTCGGCCTCATCCATGGGCATCATGGGTTAGTCCTCTCGCTTCCCGCCCGGCGTCTCTAGCCCCTTCTCGACCAGGCGCCTTATAGCCTCGGCCCGCTTTACACCCTGGGCTCTGGCCCATCTGTCAAGCCGTGCCAGCCACTCGGGACTGACGCGCATCTCAAAGCGTGAAACTTTGTTGCTTTCTTCCATGTCCCGAAAGATAGGACTTGTACGGACATTATGCAAGGCCTATCTCTGTAATGTACGGACAAGGAAGCAGACCAATGACCGGCCAAACCATTTTCGACTGGATCAGCGCTCGCTTAGACGAAGGCCTTACCGTCTATGCCACAACCTATCTACGCTCGATCAAGATCACCAAACGCAACCTCGACCGCGGGCAAGTCCGCGTGGCCGGCCAGCACTGCGAAGTCCAGATGGGTAAGCGCTGGGACTCGATCAACGGATGCAAGATCACGGCCCGCTAACCCAAGAGACAAGGGAGAGAGAAATGAACGGCCTAAGCAACGTCTCTGTGCTCAGGGAAACCGAGCAGATCATATGGCTGGCCAATTGGATGGACTTCGTATCCGTCGGCAAGCCTCATCCCGATCGCCTGCGTACCCGTAGCGAGATTTACGCGGTCATGATCAAGAGCGGCAAAGAGCCCGCGCGCATCACCGAGGCTTTCAAGCGCCTTCGCGACCGCAAGAGCCCCGTTCTCGCACTATGCGGCGCCTGACCCTCACCACGGCCCCGTTGCGGCGGGGCCAGGGCGAGAGCCAGAAAGGATATGACCATGACCAGCTTCGTTGACTTCGTTCGTGAGCGCTGGGGCGACGAATGGGCCATCTGCCGCGCCACCCCGAACAACAAGGCCCGCTATGCCCGTTGTGTGAGTCGTGGAGAGTACGCCAGGGCCGAAGCGGACTACCGGGTCGCCCACACGGCCGATGCCCTTAGAGACCGCCCCGTGGCCGGCCTAGGCCATGTCGCAGCCGATCTGTACGAAGCACTGACGGCCCTGCGGCGGGCTTGCGAATCCGATCTCCGGCCCATCGGCGCCTGTGGCCCTACAAAGCAGGCGGCCCACGAAAAGGCCGCTGCCGCCATTGCCCGAGCCGAGGGCTAGTGCTTCACGTGGCACACTTCTCAGGTCCGCCTAAGCAATGCCCGCCAAGGCCTTGCCCTGCTTACCCTCCAGCCCTGGGATCAGGAAGGACCAGCCAATCGTCAGTAGTACGGCAAGCGGTTATGCGTGGCGCGCGGCGGCATGCACAGCATTCACCTCGGCTCAACGCCTGCCTTACCGCGGCAGCAGCCTTAGCCACGGCCTGTTCGAAGGCCCTCAGGCTCTGCTGTAGCTCGCTGGTGCCCTTACGCTTACGTACTGCCATGTAGCTTTTCCTCTATCACCATAGGCAGCCCTATATGCCAGCCGTCCAGCCCCTGCCAGTAGAATTGGCCAGCATCCCGGTCCCACGTCAGACTATATACAGTCTGGCCTCCCACTACGGCCACGGCCTGCTCGAAACCCACCGAGCACAGCTCATGCTCTTCCTGCGGCCCGGCCAGGCCTTCACCAATGTGCTGCCAGATGTCAGTCATGGTTTCACCCTATCGCCTCAAGACTGAGGCTGGCTTTCCGATCTCCATAGCCAAACCCCAGCAGCAGCAAACAAAAGACAGCCAAAACCAGCCGCTAACCCACCATCGGAATACCCAAAGGCCATAGCAGCACTGCCGATCACCACAAAACTTAAACCGACAAATGATAGCCCGCTCACCCGCTGCACTCAGTCGAGGCCGGCCTTATGGCCACGTGGTTGATAATCACCCAGGACAGGCAGGCATCGATCAGCGCGCGTTGGTCTGGCGTCGTTGTGCCGAGCAGCAGGCCCGCTTGTGCGGCACGCAAATCAGGCTCAGTAACGATGCGCTCGTCAAAGCCTACTGGGATTGAAAACATGATGGCTCCCCTGTCGCTCTTAGCCTACCGCTGCCCTGCTTACCCTCCAGCCACGTCAGCCTGTTGGCGTGCTTGGTGAGGGCCTTGTCCCACTTGTTCCAGTCCTCAGGAGACCTGGCCAGGCTGCGTTTTATGCGAGCGTGCTTTACCGCTGCCCTGCAGGATGATAGCTGCTGGGGGAGCGTGCGGAAGTCGTCAGGCTGGGCCGTCACGATGGCCGGCGCCCTGCCGCAGCAACGCTTTCGCGGGCCAGACGCTCGATCAGTTCGCGGCGCCACGCCGACAAGAGATAGGCGCGTGCCGCGTCCGGAGCCACACTGCACATCATGCGCGCGATGCCCTGAGCCCGCCGGCTAGTGCCTCGACTGTCCTCAGCCCAGTTGCCGGGCCAGTGCTGCATCTCAGCCTCCAGGCATGCCGACAGCCCGCGCGGTGGCGGGTTGCGGGCTAATCCACATGCGCCCAAGTGCGCCCTTCAAACACCCGCCTTACGGTGCTGCGCGTCACACCGAGTTGCCGCGGTTGCGCGGCAACCGAAGCGCCAGCCCCCAGCATTTTCCTCAACAGGCGCACTCTTTTAGGGTTTAGCTTGGCCCTGCCGTGCCTAGCCCCCTTAGCCGACCGTCCCTTAGCCACCATGTCCGCCATGTTGTCGACGTGAGTGCCCAGGAATAGGTGATCTGGATTGCAACATAAGCTAACGTCGCATTTATGCAGGACGTGAAGACCGTCAGGGATCGGCCCCTTGAAGGCTTCATACGAATATCTGTGGGCCGAATAAACCAGCCTCGCACCAGGGCGCCCCAGATTGATACAGCCGGCCAGCGCCCCCTTGGAACCGCGCGTCGCCCTGTACCAAATCCAGCATCCTGAATTTGGCTCGGGCATAGTCCCGTCAATGATTCTGACCTTCGATGGAATGTGCATCCACGCAAACGGCCGCGCCCTTGGCGAAAGGGGCGACGCATCCAAATTGTGTGACCGGGATTGAGACAGACAAAAGCTGCCGCAGCGTGGCCCGTGTGGGATTTTGGGCCTACGCGAGGCCAACTTGGGCCTGCGCTTGGGATTATAAGCCGGAGTTGGGCGGGGGTGCAAGGGTTTATTCCTACTCACCGCGCCACTGCGCTTCAATCAATTCGGGCCGCTTCTCCAGCATGGCCCGGATGACAAGCGCCGGGTCGTGGCCGTCCAGGTGCTTGAATAGGGCACTACGCATCCAATCGGGATATTGGGGCGCCACCTCCAACGCAAATTGCTTACGCTCAATCCCATTGCCCAGCCTCACCGCCTCTCGCACCTTGCTTTCGACGGCGGCCACCTGTTGATTCACATCGGTCGAGAATTCGCGCAGCTCGGCCGCGTCCGCCGGGTCGAGCATCGGGATCACGTCGTCCTCAAAACCCTGCAGTACCAGGGCGGCAACCTTTTTCTTGCTCGCCATATCGTCAAGCGCCCGGTGCTTCCGCACATAATCCTCGGCCTTCATCTTGAGCATGTGGCCATCATCAAAGTGAACCACGTAGCCCTCTGCATCCTCTAGGGCGCGGGTATGCTCCATGAAAGCCCGGATGTCCGAAATGCACGGCATGGCATCTAAAGTACCGACGTGGGGAACCTCGTGCCTGTCGGCCAAAGCCCGTGCATCAGCAAAAGCCATATGCTCGCCCGTAACAGTTTCACGAACCATCAGCAACGTTAAAGCGGGGGTCTCATAACGGAGCACAATCCGGTTGTCCGGGGCCGTATACTCAAAGATCGGCGTCATGCCCTTTCGCAACAAAGACAACATCATTTCAGAATAATTGGACTGCCACAAAAACCGTCCCGCCGCCTTCACGGCCACATCGGTAACACCCTTGCGCGTCATTAGAACAAGATTGCCGTCAACTAGAGCCGGATGAATCATGGAACCATCCAGCTTCTCCAGCACAACATGAGCTAAACTCAGATCAATTTCGTGCGGCTGTTGTTTTTCTCCCAGGTTGAAGAATTTACGCAGCGGTCGGGCCATAATCTCACCGCTGGACGCGAACTTGATGCCCCGGCACTCAAGCCGGCGCGGATCGCTGAATGTGTCCTGATCCTGGTATACGTAATCAATCGCGATATAACTGCCCTTGTTAATAACGACAAAATCACTACGCCCCCGGACGGCTGGCAGCAGATCGTCAATGCGTTCGATCAACACCTCAAGTCCTCCACGGTCACGCGCGGGTCTCCGTCGCCAGCCAATATGTCTTTCAAATTGGAGCGAAAGGTTTGGTCATGCTTTTCGATTAGAGGAACGCCTTTGATTTTCACATCGGCGCGCCAGCCTGCATCCCGCCACTTGTCAGCCATGGACCGATCAATCACGAGATAACACACCCCCGCCCCATCGGGCATCTTGTCGAGGATAGCCTTTCGATCTCGGTTGCGAAGATTCGTGGCGTCAATCACTGCATCAAGGCCGCTCTCGATTCTCGCCTTGGCAACGGCATGAACGGCCGCAAAAACCTCTGCGTTACGAGACTGGTCGCGGAAGTCTCCGCAGAATTGAACGCGAACCTGATCCGACGATACGATCATGTCCGGCGAGAAACGCGAGGCAGCCAGATAGCTCTTGCCGGCGCCGCTTGGCCCCACCAACAGATAGAGCGTACCGGGCGCTACCTTTGGCCCCGCCTCCCATTCGCCAGAATCGACCTCCAGCACCTGCAGCCCCTCGTCTTTCCACATCTGCACCACTGAAGGCCGGTCATCGATTACAAGGCGGGGAGAAAAGCCCTGCGAACGAACGGCCCGCAACATCTCTCGCTTGATCTCCGTATCAGGCCTATAGTCCCCGCCTGGGCGCATCAGAACCGCCTCTGCGGCCTCCAGCAAGGCCGGAACATGCTTCCTTAGCCACCCTTCCGTTCGTTCCCTATGGGTGTCCGGCCGACCAGAAAAGACAAATAGAGCGAAACCATCTCTCTTAGCGGCCAGCCTCTCAGCAAGCCAGCACACGTCTACCATGGGCGGGTCATCAACCATGGCATCATAGAAAGCATCGTAATTCTTCGGCTGGCGCGAAAGAAAGTGGCGGCGATGCGCTACATCTGCCAAGGTGCCGTCTATGTCAAAAATAATCGCGTCCATCACGCCACCCCTATCAGTTCGTTCGCCAATGTAACCTGACACGGCCGCCCGAACAGCGTCAGCAGCAGCTTTGAGCGCTGCTTGCCGTCCGCTTCCGAGAACAGCCCCACATGGCCCACCCACGCGCCGTCCAGTACCTCGACTTTCTCGCCGGGCTGGAATATTCTGGGCTGTCCTGCGGCAGGGCCTTCGATGCGAATATAACCGCCCTCTTCCCTGGCCCGGATAGCGTCCAGGCACTCTTGCGGGAACGGCGTGGGATCCTCGCTAGCCCCTGTCAGGACATCGCAGACGCCCCTTGTGGCCCGCACGGAACGCCATACAGGCGCCTGGTGCCCGATGGCCATGTAGTGCGGGAACAGCGGCTCAACGCGCCCTGTGGGCAGCAGGCAGCGCGGCAGGTAGGTCTCATAGCCCTGGTCCTGCAGCCGGTATTCCGCCACGGTTTCCTTGTGCGGCAGGTAGCGGAGCCAAAACCACAGCAGCGGCGCGTCATCGCGGGTCATGTCAGCCACCCGCGCTGTAGCGCCGTCGCGAAGAATGCGAAAACGCCACCGAGAACGGCAAATCCAGTTCGCGGCCACCATAGGCCCACGATGCAGGCCAGGCCGCCAAATACGCAGAGCCCGCCAAGAATTTCCAGGTCCGTCATTTCGCTTCGTCCAGGATGTGCTGGAGGGCGGCTTGCCAGGCGCGGATGAATACCGGCGTGAAATCTTCCGGCCGGTGGCCCTTCTCCATCTCGCGATAGAACGCCTCCATGGCACCCGTGCTCGGCTCTTGCAGGGCCTGCAGGGCAACCTTGGCCACGCCCAAATAATGCTGCTGCTCATCGGGCTCCAATTGCGGCCACGTTTCAGGATGCGCCGCGTAAAACCCGTAAATCGCCTTGGCAACGCGTCCCAGGTCCGTCATTGGTCCACCCTCCCGGCGGCCAGCATGGCGGACCAAACATCACTGGAAATACTTTTGACCGCGGCGCTAAACCCTCGCGTATTTCCAGCGCTGACCATTTCGCCTGTCGCCTCCACCGGCACCACCGCCAGTCCGGCGGCATCTATGGCAGCGAGCACGGATTCGGCAATGTCACAGCAGCCCTCGATGATCTGCGTGTTGGCTTCATGAAAAGGCGGGTCGTCGCCATCTTGCCGGTAAGCCGCCACCGCCAGCGTCTCGATCAGTTCCTCGCGTGTCATAGCCTGTGGTGTCCCTTGAAGCTGCCCGCGCGCTCCGATAGCTGGGCCTTGAGTTGTTCGTTCTCCGCCGCCTGCTCTTTGGCGAGGGCCAGGAGGTCGGATATGTCTTGCCAACTGGCGGCGATGAACGCGGCGTCCACCTCACTCACCTCAATGTCAACGCCGCTGTCATACTCCCAGGTCGGTGACAAAACCGTCTTGCCGAATTCATATGGCGGCGCACCCGGCCCGTGTAGGGAACCGCTTTTCCCGCGCCACCTATACGGCCCTTCCGTAGCAGCCGCATGCCGCGCTTCGATCTCGGCTAGGTGGGCGGGGGTCATTTCCGTGTCTCCGCTGCTTTCCGGCGTTCCTCTTGACGGTATATCCATGCAAGGCGCGCCTTGTTACCACCATGAAATTTTACCGGCCCTTGGCTATAATTCAGGGGCCGCCGCAGCCCAAGGCGCCGCGCCTTCGCAGCGCAGTGCGGATAGCTGCGCCCGATAATCTCCGCCGCGTCACAGCCGCTCACCAACGGACTCGGCCACAGCTTTTTCAGCAGATCACCCTGACGAGTCGTCCAGGCAGTCCGCCGGGCCATGGCCTACCCCGCCCCCATGGCTGTCTGGCCGCCGGAGAAGCCGGTGGCGGGCTCGGGCTCCCACTCGCCGAGCCGACGCCATGCTTTTTCTAATTCGCTTGCCATCCAGCGGCTGTCGCGACGTAATAGGAACCGCGCCGTGGTGTGCTGTAACGCGCGGCGCTTGGCATCGCGCAAACGTGCCTGCTTGCTGTTCCCGTCAACCCATGTTTTTGCCACCGCTCACCTCCATTTCTTCGCCAGCCCGCCGCTTGCTGGCCTCACGCTGGCGCTCGCGGGCGACACCAGCCCGCTTAAGATTCCGCTCCGCACGGCGATGCTCCGCCTTTATCAACTGCGCTAAATCGTTTGCTGCGCTTGCGCGGCCACGGCGAACGCGCATCTTTCCCCACGCCTGAACGATTTCATCTTCAGTCACGGGCCGATCAAACCGGGCCAGCAATTCA